TGACCTCGTTAAAAGTGTAGGTGGAGTTATAGATAACTTACATACATCAAAAGAAGAAAAATTAGAAGCAGAGAAACAGATTAAAGATATGATAATGGGTCACGAAGCAGAGATGCAAAAACAAGTGACTGATAGATGGAAAGTTGATATGGCATCTGACTCATGGCTTAGTAAAAATATAAGACCTTTAGTACTTATATTTCTAGTAGTATCAACAGTGTTAATGATATTTATTGATGCTGGTGTTATTGCTTTTGAAGTAAAAGACACTTGGGTTGACTTATTACAATTAGTATTAATAACTGTGATCGGTGCTTATTTTGGCGGTAGATCACTAGAAAAAGTAAAAAAATAAATTATGGGAATAAATTCAACAGAAGTTGCTTATAGCTTTGGGCAACTAGGAAGTGGTTTTAGCGATGAAGCCGCAGAGGTTAAGCCTCCAACTGGTAAAAAAATAGTAGCTATTACATTTTTAGAAGAAACTGTTTTGTCTACTTTAGTAGCAGCTACAGATGTTGTTGACACCGCTTTCTTTAGTCATACTACTGCTGTAGCAGCAAACGGTAGTGGAGCTGCAGAAACAGACAACGCGACTAAGTTTCCAGCAGGATTAACAATATACGGAAGATGGGATAGTTTTACACCTCCTACATCTACAACTGGAGGTGTTATATTCTATTTTGGACACTAATGGGATTAGGATTAGGTAGTTCATTATCAAGCCCAGTATATCCACAGCAAACAGCATACACTGTTACTAGATCTGTTTCTTTAGATGGTTCAGACGATCACATTATAATAACTAATTCTGTAGCTAATGATATTAAAAACATAGGTAGTGTTTCTCTATGGCTTAAATTAGAAACAGCAAGTCAAAATGATACTATTTTTAATTTACACACTGATACTAGTAATGATAATAAAATAGCAATTTTATTTATAAATCAAGGTGGTTCTGAGCTTATACGTATGAATTGTAGAGGTGGTAGTAGTAACACGCTTTTAGATCACACTTATTCAGCTGCTGATTCTGTTAATAATGGCTGGACACACTTTGTTGCTACTTGGAATAGAACAGCTAATACTATGGCTATGTATTTAAACGGTAGTAAAGTTGCTACAAGCACATCTTCAATAACTAATTTTGCAACCACTGCTAATAAAATTTATTTAGGTAAAGCTGGTAATGCAGATAATGCTTTTTTTCAAGGACATTTAAGTAGTCTTTCATTGTTTGATGAAACAATATCTGACGCTAGTGTTGTAACTCTTTATAACAGTGGTAGTGCAAATCTTGACGTATCAAAAGCTGGTATTGATGGTTTAGTAGCGTTTTTACCTTTAGACGAAACAAGCGGTAACTTTATAGACAGAACAGAATCAGGAGCGGACGGTGTTCCAACAAACAGCCCAACACAAGGCGTAGAAGACGTACCATAATATGAATAACAGAAAATACACAATAATAACAAAAGACGAAGTTGCAAGCGTGGATTTTAATCAAGTATTAGAAACATCAGCTAATACTTTAAGATATAATAACGATGGCACAAAAACATTTGTAAAGTTTGAAGGAGCTACTCCAAGCTTTTTAGATGGTAAAACGCAATATACACACGATGAAATATTAACTGAGCTTAATAAATCAGAGTGGATAATAGAAGATTAAATTAACTTAAATTAAATAAAATGGCAAAAACAAAAAAGAAAGCTGAAAAGGCTAAAAAAATTACAAACGAAGAATTAAATAAAGTACAATCAATTATTAATAATATAAATAGAGCTCAATTAGAAATAGGTAGTTTTGAAACTAAAAAACACAACTTACTTCATCATGTAACTATGTTACAAGAAGAGTTAGGTAAACTTCAAGTACAGTTTAAAACTAATTATGGTACAGATGATATTAATATTCAAGATGGTACTATAAACCACGAGAAAAATGAGCAAACTAATTAGAAAAATTACTATAGGTAAAGACTATAAAAATGACGCAATGCACTATGCTGTTGGTCAAGAAGTTTACGGTGGTCACACTATTTGTGATATAATAGAAGAAGAAGATAAATACTCTGTTTATATTAGAAAAAACAAAAACGTACTACCTTGGAAAGACTTCAATAAAAACATGGCTGTATCTGTAGAGTATAATCTAGAATATTAATATGAACAAAAGAAGAATATTACACGGAAAGAGAAGAAGAAGATCGCCTTTAAGAAATGGTGGTAATACAGACTTACTTGAAAAATTAAAAAATAAAGGAAAAAGCTTGTTGGTTAAAGGATTGAAGGGCCTACAACAAGTGTATGAACCTTATGAGTTTAATGTTGGTAGTTACACTGTAAAAAGTGATAGCGCGCTTAATCATCCAACTGTTTATGACTCTAAAGGCAATGTATCTAAAATAGGAACTTTTATAGCTAAACACAGGAACAAGCCTGTAATCAGAAATATTATAAATGTTGCGTCAAAATATAATTAAGTTCTTAAAATGAAAGCGCTTTTTGACTTTATTATAGAGCCAAAAGGAAATAGATATAACAATACAAAAAAAGTTGGTGACAAAGATCTTATAATAAACACAGAGATATTTAACCATCAATTTATAAACAGAGAAGCTATTGTTAAATCTACACCTGCGGCTTATGACACAGAAGTAAAAACTGGTGATACTGTTATTGTACATCACAATGTATTTAGGCGTTGGCACAATCAATATGGTAGCGAAAAAAACAGTAGAAGTTATTTTGATGAAAATACTTATTTAGTAAAGCCAGATCAAATGTTTTTGTATAAAAGAAATAATAATTGGAAAGCTACAGGGGGTTATTGTTTTGTTCAACCAATAAAACAAAGAGACAAGCTAAAACAAGGTGAAGAAGAAGAGTGTATAGGTATTGTTAAATATACAGATGGTGTTAATAAAGTTGGCGAGCTTGTGGGTTTTACACCGTTTTCAACTTATGAGTTTGTAGTTGACGGGCAGAGATTATATAGAATTTTAAATAAATTTATTACAATTAAATATGAATATCAAGGAAACGAAGAAGCTTATAATCCAAGCTGGGCACAAAGCAGTTGAAGAATTAATTAATGTTGCTAAAGAAAAGATTATTACAAATACAGAAGATGATGTTTCAGCTGATAGATTAAAAAATGCAGCAGCTACAAAGAAGTTAGCTATATTTGATGCGTTTGAAATATTAAATAGAATCCAAGAAGAAGAAAACATACTTGATGGTAAAACACCACAAGAGCAAGAAAAAAAAATATTCAAAGGATTTGCAGAAGGAAGATCTAAGTAATGTACGAGCAGAGTTTAGTAAAGGTCGTAGAACCTATAAAGAAAACAACAATAACGCGGTTAAACCGCACTAAAAAATGGAAATATGGATACAATAAAGAACATGATATCGTGGTTATCTCTAAAACTGGTAAAATTGGGGAGATACTTGAGATCCAAGGTTTGCGCATTGCTTTGCCAGTGCTGCCAGTGCACGTGTACAAAAACGAAGTAAGTAAGTGGCAAAGAATAGAATATCCAAAAGAGTTAAGTAAACTTAAAAACATATTTGACTGGAGATCATATCCTGAAGAACAAAAAGAACAGTGGTATGACTACATAGACGAAGAGTTTAAACGTAGAGAAGAAGGCTTTTGGTTTATGAACAATAAAACACCAACTTATATAACAGGTGCGCATTATATGTATTTACAATGGAGTAAAATAGATGTAGGTGCACCAGACTACAGAGAAGCAAATAGGTTGTTTTATATATTTTGGGAAGCATGTAAAGCAGACAAAAGATGTTATGGTATGTGTTACCTTAAAAACAGACGTTCTGGTTTTTCTTTCATGTCTTCAGCAGAAACAGTTAATTTAGCTACAATATCGAGTGATAGTAGATATGGTATATTATCAAAAAGTGGTGCAGATGCTAAAAAAATGTTTACAGACAAGGTTGTTCCAATATCGGTTAATTATCCTTTCTTTTTTAAACCGATACAAGACGGTATGGACAGGCCTAAATCTGAACTTGCTTATCGTGTTCCTGCGAGTAAGTTTACGCGTAAAAAAATTGTTGCGAACGAAAAGCAGGAAGACTTGGTTGGACTTGATACTACTATTGACTGGAAAAATACTGGTGATAACAGTTACGATGGTGAAAAACTAGCTTTGCTAGTACACGATGAAAGTGGTAAGTGGGAAAGACCAGACAATATACTAAACAACTGGCGAGTTACTAAAACATGTCTTAGACTTGGTAGTAGAATTATAGGTAAATGCATGATGGGTAGTACTAGTAATTCTTTAGACAAAGGAGGTGATAACTTTAAAAAATTATACTATGATTCAGACGTTACAAAAAGAAACCGTAATGGACAGACGAAGTCTGGTTTATATTCTCTTTTTGTCCCAATGGAATGGAACTATGAAGGATTTCTTGACGAATACGGACAACCAGTGTATCATATGCCTGATCATGATGTCCTCGGGCCAGATGGCGAGTTAATAGATTACGGTATAATTGATCACTGGAATAATGAAGCTGAAGGTTTAAAAAATGATCAAGACGCTTTAAACGAGTTTTACAGGCAGTTTCCACGTACTGAAGAGCACGCGTTTAGAGATGAAGCAAAAAACAGTATATTTAACTTAGTAAAAATATACGAGCAGATAGATTACAACGAAGGCATTGGCGCGCAAGGTAACGTTAACACTGGTAACTTTCAATGGGTTAATGGTATAAAAGATACACAAGTTATATTTTACCCAGATCCAAAAGGCAGATTTAATGTTAGTTGGTTTCCACCTAGTCATCTGCAAAACAAAATAATAAGTAAAAATGGTATTAAGTATCCAGCTAATGAACACATGGGTGCTTTTGGTTGTGATAGTTACGATATATCAGGTACTGTAGATGGTAAAGGGTCTAATGGTGCTTTACACGGCTTAACTAAATTTAGTATGGAAGATGCACCGCCTAATCATTTTTTTTTAGAATATATAGCAAGACCACAAACCGCAGAGATATTTTTTGAAGACGTTTTAATGGCACTAGTGTTTTACGGTATGCCAATACTAGCAGAAAATAACAAACCTAGATTATTATACCACTTGAGACGTAGAGGTTATAGAGGTTATAGTATGAATAGACCAGATAAAATTTGGAATAAATTATCAACTACAGAAAAAGAAATAGGTGGTATACCAAACTCTAGTGAAGATATAAAGCAAGCGCACGCTGCTGCTATTGAAATGTATATACAACAACACGTTGGTCACTTAAACGACGGTGTTTATGGTAATATATATTTTAATAAAACATTAAACGATTGGTCTAGATTTGATATAACAAAAAGAACTAAATTTGACGCAACAATAAGTTCTGGATTAGCTGTTATGGCTTGTAATAGAAATTTATATAGGCCAAATGCTAAAATTCAAAAAGATAAATTAAACATAAGTATTGCTAGATTTACTAATACTGGTAATACATCTAAAATAATAAAATAACAGATGGCAGATTATATTAACAATTATTTCCCGAGTCAAGTTGTAAGTGATGCTGAAAAAATTAGCTACGACTATGGGTTGAAAGTTGCTAAAGCTATAGAACACGAGTGGTTTAACAAAGATAATAGTGTTAATAGATATAACAAGCATTATAACGATTATCACAGATTAAGATTATATGCTGAAGGTAATCAATCAATACAAAAATACAAAGATGAATTATCTATAAATGGCGATTTAAGTTATTTAAATTTAGACTGGACACCTGTACCTATAATACCCAAGTTTGTAGATATAGTTGTAAACGGTATATCAGAAAGAGCATATAATGTAAAAGCGTATTCACAAGATCCTTATGGTATCGCAAAAAGAACTGAATACATGCAGTCTATACTGGATGATATGCGTACTCAAGAAATGAACGACTTTGTTCAGCAAAACTTTGATATAAATCTGTATCAAAACAATCCAAACCAATTGCCAGAATCTCAAGAAGAGTTAGATTTACACATGCAGCTTTCATATAAGCAAGCTGTAGAAATAGCAGAAGAACAAGCTATAAACGTTTTAATGGATGGCAGTAGATACGATTTAATTAAAAAAAGATTTTATAGAGATTTAACAGTATTAGGTATAGGCGCTGTTAAAACTAACTTTACTACATCTGAAGGCGCTACAATAGAATATGTTGATCCAGCTGATTTAGTTTATTCTTATACAGAATCACCTTATTTTGAAGATATATATTATGTTGGTGAAATAAAAACAATACCTATTAACGAACTAGCTAAACAGTTCCCACATTTAGAAGACTCTGATTTAGAAGAAATAATAAGCTCTAGATCTTTGTATACTAATAGCTCTTATAAAAACTCTAGTAGTTATGACGAGTTTGATAATAACAAAGTTCAAGTTTTATATTTTAATTATAAAACTTATATGAACGAGGTGTATAAAGTAAAAGAAACAAATACTGGCGGTGAGAAAGCTATAGAAAAAGACGATCAATTTAATCCACCTGAAGGCATGGAAGGTGATTTTTCTAGACTAAACAGGGTTATAGAAGTTTTATTTGAAGGTGCTATGGTTGTTGGTACTAATAAGCTTTTGAAATGGGAGATGGCTAAAAACATGATGAGGCCAAAAAGTAATTATACTAAAGTAAAAATGAATTATAGTATAGTAGCGCCTCGTATGTATAAAGGAAATATAGACTCTTTAGTAAAAAGAATTACTGGTTTTGCTGATATGATTCAGCTTACACATTTAAAGTTACAGCAAGTGATGTCGCGTATGATACCTGATGGTGTTTATTTAGACGCTGATGGACTTGCTGAAATAGATTTAGGTAATGGTACTAATTATAATCCGCAAGAAGCTTTGAATATGTTTTTTCAAACTGGATCTGTAATTGGTAGATCATTTACAAGTGAAGGTGATATGAACCCTGGTAAAGTACCAATACAAGAAATAACTTCTGGTAGTGGAGGTAATAAAATACAAGCACTTATAGGTAACTATAATTACTACATGCAAATGATACGTGATGTAACCGGATTAAACGAAGCTAGAGATGGTAGCATGCCAGATGATAGGGCTTTAGTTGGTATACAGAAAATAGCAGCTGCTAATAGTAATACAGCTACAAGACATATATTAGACTCTGGTTTGTTTTTAACAGCAGAAGTTGCAGAACAACTATCACTTAGAATATCTGATATAATAGAATATTCACCAACAAAAGAAGCTTTTATACAAAGTATAGGTGTTCATAACATTGCTACACTTGAAGAAATGTCTGATTTACATCTTTATGACTTTGGTATATTTATAGAGTTAATGCCAGATGAAGAAGAAAAGGCAATGCTTGAAAACAATATACAAATGTCTTTACAGCAACAGACAATAGATTTAGAAGACGCTATAGATATTAGAGAAATAAGTAGTGTTAAGTTAGCTAATCAAGTTTTAAAAATACGTAGAAGCAAAAAGATAGAACAAGATCAGTTAATGAAGCAACAAAATATACAAGCTCAAGCACAAGCAAACGCGCAACAACAACAAGCTGCCGCGCAAATGGAAGTACAAAAACAACAAGCGTTAACACAGTCTGACGCTCAACTAGAGCAACTAAGGGCACAGCTTGAGTTACAAAAACTACAACAAGAAATACAAGCTAAACAACAGCTAATGGCTTTAGAGTTTGAGTTTAATATGAGGTTAAAAGGTCTTGAAACAGAAAATTTAAAGTTAAGAGAAAAAGAAAAAGAAGATCGTAAAGATGAAAGAACTAGAATACAAGCTAGTCAACAGTCTGAGCTAATAGAACAAAGAAAAGGTAATCAATCAACTAAA